GCTCTGACAGATTCGTGGTCACGCGCGCCGCCGAAATAAAATTGATATAAGCACCACCCAAAACCTTATTCTGGGTTGTCCACTGTCCACCTCCGTACATTATCGCACCGCTCCTTTCATGTATTTTTCCATTTTCTTATCCACTTCCTCAAGCGTATAAGATTTTCCCGGTTCCAGTAATGCCGACAGGAGATCCGCCCTGCCCGCATATTTTTTGGAACCAATGATCTGCTCTTTGGTATAAGTAACTTTATTAACTGCTTCTGCCACTGTTTACCTCTCCTTTCACTTCGCATTCTTCCATATACGCATCTTTCTGGCTCTGCCCCAGGAATAACGTATATTCTGCCGTTGCCGACATCACATCGTCCGATATGTCCTTACATTCGATCGTACCGCGCACCATTTTACCTTCTACCTCTATAAGGTCCAGGCACTCGCTCAACCGTTCGTAAACGGTATTGATCTCTTTCTTTGGCTCGTCGCTTTCCGGAAAATACTGCACGATAAAAAGCAATGTTGCTTTTCTGCGGCCGGTAAGCCCTCGCGGCACATCCGGATTGATGCAGCGCACAAAAAATGCAGGCTCTTCCATGTCCTGCATTGATGCTTCTGTATGGATTTCATAGTTATCGCCAAATGCGGCATATAAGGCATCTGTGATGCCCTTTAAAACTTCGTTGATCATACAAACACCTCATTCAACCACTTATTGAGCTTTTTCCGAAGAACCCCTGGTGCCGCATCGCGGATTTCTTTCTCGGACATGGTAAGCATGTAGTGTCCAGGCACCCAGCCCTTATGATTTGCTTTCCTATGCCCAAACTCAATATAGCTGGCATACTCTACGCTGTTTCGTACCTCAATCACATAAGTATCACCGAAATGATTTACTTTTAAAGTGTCCACGAACTGCACTGCACTTTTTGAATCCAATCCTTCCACACCACTTCCTTCTGCCTGCGTAGTCCACCCTCGCCTAAGCGTTCCGCCTGTCTTTCCAGAAACTTTATTTCCCATATGAGTAAAGTTCATATCCTTTCCTTTACACTCATATGCTTCTCCAGAATAATCCCCTACCGGAGTACGCTTAATAACCTTTGCCAGCAATCGTGCTGCCAACTCCTTGGCACAGGCTTCCATGAACGCTCTCTGCTGTTCCTCATCGGCAGCTTTCTGAACTCTATCCCGGAACTCCTCCAATTGTTTCAGATCAACCTTTGTATTTCCCATCAAGCCCACTCCTTAAATAAATCCAGCATAATTTCCTGATGCGTCGGGTGCATCCCCGGAACGCCGCTCCTGGTGTACTCCGTGGAATTGCCACAGTGTGTCACGATGATCTTGGAGCCGCTCTTGATTCCCACCTCCGGCGCAACAAACAGCTTTACCGCCTGCGCTACCGGAGATGCCGCATCGGTCTTTTCTGCCTGTGCGATCGTCTCAAACGACAGCTTGCACGGCTGATTTTCCAAGACCACGGTGTCCGTGTATGTCACAACGCCCTTTTCCTTGGTCTTACGGTGTTCCACAACCGTGCAGGTATCTTCATACATGGCTTCAATTGCCATTCTGACCATATCCATCAAAACACCACCTTCCGGTAACGGTTCAGCACCGGCTTGTAATTCTTCATAAGGCTTTCCGAGAACTCCGCTGCGGAAGTCCTAAAAGAAGTTGTTGTATCGCCGATCTGCACCGAAGAAACCGTCTGTGGTATATCAGCACTCCCCATATGCTCATTCCGGTAAATATCCATCGCCATGCGCAGTACCGTGGTTTCCAGCCCTGCCGGAATCTCGTCGATATGGCAGTAGTTTCTTACCGTATCCTCTGCATTTTCAAGCGCAAACTCCAAGTGGACTTTCACTGTCTCATCCGGGTCGCTTATCCCGAGAAGCGCCGACAGCCTTTCGACTGTCAGCTTGCTTTCCTCTGCCATACCGCACCTCCTAACCGATCTTATGCTTGATTGCTACAATTCTAAGCTGCTTCGGCTCATATACCGGTTTCCAGTTCTCTGCCTTGGCAAGTTCTGCACGAAGCGGTGTCTCCACATGCTCACGAACAGCTCCGGTGTATGCAATTCCTCTCGGATGCAGGATAAACGCCTTACGGTTGATAAGATAATCGATACCGCCGCCTGTCTGCTTGTCACGATCAACCTCCGTAGCGACAAATCCTACCGGCGAACCATTGCCATACGCTACCGCGCCATTGCCAAACAGGTATGTCGTATACACGCCACCGGAAGTTACCGGGCAGCCATCATCCACGGTCACGCGTCTACCCTGATAGGTGTCAAACTCAACATCCGTAGAATCACGCTCTGTCTCGATCAGATTCAGCTTTTTCAGAAAAGACTTTGTCGCCGAGTGCATCGCTACGCCGGATAACTGCGCCTGCGCGTCGCCAAGCAGCTGGCATGCGTCAATAAACGCAGATGCGCTGATCTGCTTTGCCGCATCCGTTTTTCCGGTGGTAAGGTCAAGAATATGATCTGCCATTCTGGTTTCTGCCGCCGGTGTTCCCTCTGCCCCCGCAGTAGTGGTGCCGAACACTCCAGCAAGGATTGAGATAAGCTCCTTCTGCATATCTCTTGCCCAGTAGGATGCCACCAGATCACCGATGGCTTTCATCGGATCAGCTCCGGCCAGCGCCGCGGAAAGATTACTTGCTCCCCACATATTCTGTCTGTAGATTGTTGTGGATACATCCTTGTTGGAACCGATCTTCTTTGCGGTCATCTTCACATCCTCAAGGATTGCCTCGGACTCACCCTGTAAATCCTCGAAGAACGGCATATTGTGTGTTCTGGCTGCCTCGCTTGCCAGTGCGTCAAATTCCGGGCTGTTTACCACGATTCCGCTCTGGAAGAACGCGGACAGCTCCATTGTTCTGTTGATTACATACCGGTTAAAAAGCTCCGGTACAATTACGTCTGCAATCTTTGTAATTGCCATAAATTATCATCCTCTCTTTCTTACAGTGTTACTCCGGCCGCTGCGGCAAGTTCTTTTGCCTGCGCCGGATTTTCTTTTAACATACGTCCCTGTTCGGTCAGATTAAAAGTGTCTTTTGCGAATGGATTCGTCACACCGCCTGCGCCCCCATTCTTTGGGTTGTACGGCGGTTTGGACTGCTCCTGCTTGAACAGGTGAGCCATAGCCGCATCATCTTTGTATGGCTTCACAACCTCTTCCACGCCGATCGGCTTTCCTTCCTTGTCGAAGTTGAACTTCTCAAGGCCACCGGCTTTGTAGATCAGATAATCCGGATCAAGTACGCCCTGCTTTGTGAGGGAATCTTTCAGCGCATAGGTCTTTGCAATCTCCTCGCTTGCAGTCTGCTGTTTTTTAAGTTCTCCCCGCAGATTGGCAATAGTGGTCTGTAACGTCTCGTTATTGGCATTATTTTTCTTTAAATCTCCGATAGTTGTGTTGAGTGTCTTAATCTGACCGGCAAGATTCTCTTTTTCTGCCACGGCGGTATCATACTTGCCTTTGTCAACATACTGACCAGATCCAAGGTCTGCAAGCTTTACCTGCTTATCCTTATTCTCCGGCTTTCCGTTATAGGCATTGACGGTATCTGACACCTGCTTATAGAGATCCTCGCCTAAAATGTCTTTTAAAAATTCCATAGTTTCCTTTCCTGCACCGTTTTTAAGCGTGGTGTCTCCACAAGCAGTATGCAGTTTTGATGCCATGCATAAGGGCAAATTGCCGCAGTTTAAACGTCATAAGGCTTTCGGACAATATAAAAACAGGACTGCCGGAGGAACTTACTTGGCGTCACCTCTACGCCGTTCGGTTCATAAATTTCCGGTTGTCCTGTTATTATTAAAATACTTCTGCTTTGCTCTGTGTTTTCGTATCTGGTGGATGTTCCTCCGTACTACTTAGCATTTTATCAAGCTCTACCACGCGCTTACTAAGAGCCAGAAATGTTTCTATGTTTTCAATTCCGCACTTTTTCTGCAACTCCAAGCACAGTATAATCTGGTTCTCTATTATTTCTCGATTCATCATTCCTCCTTCTGATTTTGGGTATAAAAATACCACCTAACCGTTATTGGCTGGTGGTATTATTCTGCGTCTTCCCAACTATTCATTTTTTCACACCGTTTTTTTTCCTTTTCAATGTCCTTTTCCAGTTCTTCAAGAGTTCGTTCCGTATCTTGCACCGGACCATCGTAATATTTCTTGCTCATTATAATTTTCTCCACTTTATTCCGTAGTCCATTTCAAACTGCTCTAACGCTTTTATATTTGCTTCTATGCCTTTATTATATCCACTTTTTCTGTATTTTTCAACAGTCTCATCAAATAATCTTTGGGAAAACGGCTTGTCGCCAACCTCATATACATATACATCTCCATTATGACATACAACAATTCCCTTTCTGTATCCCCTATAACCCGCTGACGCAAAATCTGCTCCAGTCGGAGGAATATTTGTTCCATGATTATGTATACTTATAAGTGTTCCTCTTGGTTCTATTTCTACCGCATCTCTCAGGCTTTTATTATACTCAACTATATTATCTTCTTTTGCAGCAACGCTTTTCCCTTTTATCTTTCCATCGATGACACTAATTAAATACATATCTTCTTTATTAGTTCCGTTTCGATGTACTAAAATGTCGCGTGCTTTCTGCCATATTGCCTTCTGAGTATTTTCATTCTCATCAAGATTCTCAAACTTCTTTCTATACTCCGTGCTCTTTACAAAACCTACATCAACCTTATTGTCATGCGTCTTTTGTGAATACTTGCCGCTAATTCCTTTCTCTGTATTACCATCCGCAAACGATTTCTTCCACTCCTCATACGTCGTATTCTCCGGCACATAATACTTCTTGCCATCTGCTCCGCGTGCAACTCTCTCCCCTGTGGTAAATTCATCGTTGAAATACGGGCAGGTGCATCCCCGGCAATTCGGATGGAACGGTGGCACGGTAACACCAATCTTATAGTCTTTCATCGGAAAGTGCTTCCCGTCCATCTCCCCGCAGGTGGGGCAAGTGTGGCTGTCCAATGTCTCTACCACCTCGAACTCCTCCACCCCAAGATCAGAAAAGCACGTTTCCTGTGCCTTTGCAGAAAAAGCCGCTGATTCCGTCTGAACGATTCGCGCCGCCTGTGATCTGCTCACTTTCATGTTCTGGGATATTTCCCGTATAGCTCGATCCGGCGATTCTCCGGTGATGCACATCCGCGTCAAGGAATCGTGCATATTGTTAATCAGCTTCGTTTTATCCGTCCAAATGCGGTCCGAGAAGTTGCGTCCATCCACCGCCCAGGGCTTATGTATGATGTCATTAACCTTTTCCGGATTAAAGCTCTGCATCTGCCAGCCAACACCGATACCTCGCTGCACTTCGTATGCAGTATGGTAATACCCGGATGTATACAGATTTGTGATATGTTCATCGATGGAATCATGATAATTTCCGTACAGCTTTTCAATTTCCTGCTGTGTCTGCACCTTGAGCGCTTCCAATCTGCTGATATGCACCTTTGCGGATACGTTCTCAAGCTGTTTCGCCCACTGCTGATTTATGCCATTCTCGCGCCCGT